AGTTGGATTTCCAAGTTTCAAGCCCGGATTTAAAGCCTCTGTTTCAGCAACCAATCTGTCAAGAGCTGATTGATTGAACATCGGAGCACCTATTTGATATCTAGGGCTCATCATTGGTTCCATGGGATCGCCATAAAATCTACCTCTTCCTGCGCTGTCTTCTAACATTGCCTGAAGATCTATTGGAGCTGGTGCTGGATCTGGCATTTGATAATTTGGTAATCCACTAAAATCTAAATCTTCTAATCCAGGTACTTTTGACAAATCTGGCAAGCCACTTAAATCTAAGTCTTCAAAATTCATATTTGGGAAAAACCCATTAGGCTCTGGCATTGTAGGCGGAGGTACAAATTCTGGTTCAGGTGCTGGAGCAGAAGTGTTTGAATCTTCTGGTCCCATTGGAAATGATCGAGGTTCATAATCAGGATCGCCGCCTACCTCTATTCTGTCTCCATCTGGTCCGTAAGCATATCTTGCTCCTGGTCTAAATGGCATAACCGCTGTATAAGCTCTATCAGTTGGCGGGGTATAAGAATAACCTGGTGGCAATAATGGGTCATCATCTTGAGGCGCTGGAGCTGGAGCTGGAGCTGGCACATAAGGCGCAGGATCTCCTACTCCTCCTGTTGGGGGTGGTGCTGGCGTAGGCGCTGGTGCTGGAGCTGGCATCGGCATAGGCGCTGGAGGTCTATTAAATTGATCTCTAATTGGATCATATCCTGTTCTAGTTGGCATAAAAGCCTCTTGTGGTTGAGGTGGAGCTTGATAACCTTCAGGCGTAAAATACGCAGGGCCACCTACTACAAGGTTAGGAGAATATGTTGAGCTAGATTGTGGTCCTATGGGTGGTGGAACATATTTTTCAATATTGCGCTCTGCAAATAAGTCAGGCCTAGTAAGACCTGGAGGTGCAACTAAAACTCGATCAGACATTTTTTTAGGAAACGCCGCTAAACTTAGTGCCTCTTAAAGCAGCTCCGCCACCCTTAGAGTTACCAGCACCATACTTACCAGGTTTGCCACCATTAGCAACTTTTTGTGGTGTTGCATAATTAACCGTGCCTTGATCTTTAATCGTTACACTTGATTTAACGTTTTTTGCTTTTTCCATTTTTTTTACCTTTATTTTTTCTTGCTGCTTCTAGAGCAATTGCAATAGCAGTTTTTTGTTTTTTACCACTACCCATTAATTCACTTATGTTAGCAGATATTGTCTTCTTACTGCTACCTTTTTTTAAGGGCATATTATTTCTTCTTTTTTACCTTGGCCTTAGTCTTAGCGACAGCTTTAGGTTTGGAAACTTTTTTTGCTTTTGGTTTGCTTTCTTTAACAACTTTGGCAAGGACTTCATTCGCTTCCTTATCGGCTTCTTTCGCGATTTTGTCGATGTCGAGATTTGCATTCTCATTGATGATCGGTTGATTGCCATTGATTCTACGCTCCTCTTCTTCTTTTAATTGTTTTTTGTGCATTGCTGCCATTTCTTCTCTTATTGAACTCATTTGTTACCTCGCATGATATCCATTGCTTTGAATTGGTTTTGTTGTTCGATTCTTTCTCTTGCTATGTCATCTTTCATCTTAGCAATGTCTTGTTGAATAACCAAACGTTGTTCTGCTAATTGATTACTTTGCATAGCCTTCATAGCATCAAACTGTTGACGTTGTGCAAACTCTTCACGCTTGCGTTGTACATCATCAGCTTTGATGTCTAACTCTTTACCTCTTAGTTCTACCAAAGGATCAGGTTGTGGAGGGGGTGGCATGAAGATAGAATTTATTTGTTCCATCAACTGAGAGACAACTGCAGCCACGTCTCTTGCCACCGACTCTTGTAATTGTTGTTGATACTGCATGCCAACTTCTGATGGCAATTGTTGTATCTGTTGCAAGGTTGCTTGGAACTCTGGGTTCTGAGCATTTTGCTGGTCAACAATTTCAGCAGCTCTAAACGAAACATGCTGATAAATGTGTGCTTGTATTAAAGATAATACAACTGGGTTTGATTGTGCAGTAATGGTTCCATACAAAGATACATGAGAATTAATATGTGAATCATGATCTTGGCCTTGGAAAGCTTGCGCTGGCATTCCAGCTATCAAACTTGCATTTTCACTTGCAGGGTCAATCGGTTGAGGTTGAGGGGGAGGTGGCAAAAGCTGTTCAATGTTTTGCACTCCCATTGAAGCATACATTCTTCTGTAAGCTTCATGAATTCCAGTAGGCCCATGAATCTCAGGATTGCTTTGTACTGTTCTAAGAAGTTCTTGAGCCATGATGACTCTTTGACTCATAGAAAAAGTATTAGGATCTGAGACAGGTAATACATCTACCCTGTTATCAAAATCTAAAGCCTTAATGGTTTGATTGCCATTGGCTGTTGAATATGGATAAGCAGGTGGTAAATATTCGCCAAACACTTTGGATAAAATTTCAAACTCAATTCTTTGACTTGCATGCAGTCTTTTGTGAATGGCACTCATAACACGAGTGCCACGTTCTAACAGAGCAACCGTTGTACCGACTGGCGCATTTTGGTTTCCATCACCCACTTGAATGTCTGCGATAGATGCGAAACGCCTCCCACTGTCGACCAAGATCCCTAGGAGAGAGAGAAGGGTTTGACTTGGCTCCTTAAAAGGTAACGGTACAAAAGCGTCTCGCAAACTACCGCCGGGTGCGTCCATGTCTCTGAACTCGCCGGGCTGTAAAGGCTGGTCGTCATTACGAATACGAATTCCTCTAGCTTTAAATCCAGCTGGTAAATTAGATAAAGTACCAGCGTCAATAAGCTGACGAAGAATTGAAGTTGAGGCTTTCGATAAGCCTCCAATCATGTGAGTCAAACCAAAGCCATAAAATCCTAGCCCTGGTAAAAACTTATAATGCACAAAGTAATTGGTACGCTGTTTCAGCTGATCATTTTCTTTGTAGTTTCTGCGAATAGATAAAACTTTGTTATTAGCAATGGTGACAATGTATGGCAATTTAATTCCAGTCTCTTCACCTTGAGCGTTCATATCTTCAAAACCTGGAATGTCTAGCTCTGTATGAATCTCATGCACTTTGCAAGTATCATCATCGCTGTAGCTTGGACTAACGCCTTGAAGCTCGTCTATCTCTTCTTGAATTTCATCTGTTTCATCTGCCATCATGCTTGCAGAATCTATTTTTACATCGCTGTAAAAACCAACTTGTTGCAATTTGCGTATGTCGTTCATTGACATGTTAATTACATGCGTGATTCTTGTAGCGCTGTGTAAGTCTGTTGCAGCATAAGGCACAATTAAATCTTCACTTGGAATAAATTTAGAGACTGCTCGTCCTAAGTTTTGGTCGTAGTAAACTTTTCTAAAAGCTGAACCAGATAGAGGTAGATAAAATAACATTTGATCAGTTTCAGGATCATATTCTTTCATGACCTGCATAAGCTGATAATTCATAAACTCTTGCACACGAGAAGCCTGTTGTTCAGTTTCTGGAGTTGTCATGCCAAGCACCTGTGTTTTGACTGGGCCTTGCGATGGTAAGAGTTCGTTGTAAGCTTGCGCTTGAAATTGGGTAACACTTTCTGCAAGCAATGGATGCATAACACCCGAAGCTCCTTCAAAGGGAGCAGATCTTTCTTCATACTTCATGCCAAGATATTCAAGGCCATTGCGATATGTTTTTTCCCAATCGCTACGAGATTCTTTATCAGCTTCAATGTTGCCCATCAGATCATTCTTTAAAGAATTAAGATCTGAATCATCTATGATGTCTGCTAAATTAGCATAGAAATCTGTGTTGTCCATAGGAGGTAATGGCGCGCCAAACTCGATGCTACCATCTTCCATTTGCTCAAATGAATCTAGCTCTGGGTTAGATTCTTCAATATCAACCTCGACTTCCATCTCTTTAGATCTATCGCGTACCTTGAGGTCTACCTGCTCATCAAAAGTAATTGCTTTATCTGTGGTTGCCATTTATTTGCCTTCTTGTCTTGCTCTTCTCGAGTTAGAGTTTCCAGGAGCAAGTTGTCCTGTTTCGCCAGTTTTATTG